ATAAATCATATTATCTAAATCTTCTTTAGTGTAGCCAAGCATTAGTCCACCCAATATTCTGTTATAGTTCTAATAGTTGTATGTATATGGCAATCGCAGTCATCTGAGGTATCTCTGTCATCAAAGTGCGATATGTTTTCATCATAGATTAAATCTACTAATTCCTGTGTGGTTTGAGTCATGTATTAAGTATCGCATAGATTCGGGGAAATGTCAACTCTATCGTAATCGCAATTCGGGGAAAATGTTCTGATCATCTTAATAAACATTTGGCAAAAATATCAATTTCCTAGGGGGTTTTGCGATCTGTATCGGACTTGAACCGACGACCTCTACCGTGACAGGGTAGCGCTCTAACCAACTGAGCTAACAGACCAATATGGTGAGCAGTTTTAAATCATGCTCAGGATTTTTTTGTTATGCTAACTGCATAACATTTTGCACAACTTTTAGCAAACGATTTTTTTCTGCATTGATAGCAGGGTCAAAACCACTTGCACTTGCAAGAATGGATTCATTAGAACCACCACGAGCAGAACGATACCAATCAAGACGCTCAGTAAGTGCATTGAAAGCACCCCACGCATTTCCTGAAATCATTCCGTTATATTCGCCAGTATAAATATCGTTGATGATGTCAACTTTATTTTCCCACTTCTTGATTGAACCCTTAGCGTCCTTTTCAGGTTTAGCATAAGCAGCCAAAATAATATCGTTAAATTGCTTGGCGTTAACTTCCTTCTCAATCATTGCCTTAGCCATGATGTCGAATTCGTCCATGTAAGCATTAGCCATGCCTAGTGTCTGACGAGCAATTTGGATTTTGCCCTCAGCGGTTTGTGTGTGTCGAATCTTGAAAGATTGCTTAACACCATTTTTCTTTTTCTTAGCATTTAGCGCAAGATTAAGAGTATTAGCGCACACAACACGAACAGGTGTTATGCTTGCCTGAATTGCGATTGAACCATCGTGTGATGTGTTAATAAGCAAATAAGTTTTAACCTTATCAGCAACACCAGTAGGGTCAATAATTGTTTCACGCTCTAGTGCAAGTGAGCCAAATACTACACGCCCACCTTTAATTGAGCCAGCAGTTTCCCAGCGTCCACCACCATCGAGAATGTTATCACCAAATGAAAACAAATCTTCATTTTGTAGGGGAACATAACGCTCACCAACAATTCCCAAAACATCAGTTTGAGATTTATCAGTAGGGTTAGTGCGTAAAACATATTGATATGATTTATCGCTTGTTAGTGTAGATGGAATTTCCATATCTTCAAGACGAACATTCCAGCCATTAAGACTTGCTGCTTCCAGCATTTCTATGGTGTTTTTTTCTTCTGTGAATACAGTTCCCAATCCATGCCATGCAGGTTCACGAAAAGACGCAAAAGATGTTTTTCCGTTTTGATTTTCTAGGTCATGTGCCATGAGTTTATTTTCCTTTTCTTTTGTTGTTAATCTAAGTATACATCTTAGGACTGACAAAGTCAACTCGTCCTAGGACTCAGGGGATAAATCGGACATTTCTTAAGGGTGATCTTAAACACATGTGATATTGGTCACACGGGGCGCCCCAAAATTTTAAATAAATGAGGAGCAGTTTTAAAACTTGCTCAGGTTTTCTTTAGTAGCCCCCTACTAAAATTTACGACATGTCACGGACGTTGTCAACGTTCCAATCATTAATTTCAACATTGCCGTCATTTGAATCAAGAGATAAAGAATCAGTTAAATAATATTCAACATCAAAATCTTCAATTTCATTAAATGGAACTGAGACGGTACCGCTGAATGAAATGGTACCTTCAAATTCAATTTCCTTAACTGGATTAATATTAAAGTATTCGCATAGCGCTTGAAGTACTTCATCCTTATCATAGTTTGGGTTGGACCATTCTACAATTTGCTCTTCAAGGCCATGGATAAGATTCTGCAATTTTCTGAATGAATCTTTGTCTTCTCGTGCACGATGTAGGTCCCATTCAATTTCTGTAACTTTACTAGTTAAGAATGTTGGAGACTCAGGAGCAGCGTAGGTGCCTGCAATTGCTTTGTACGTTACTAGTAGGTTTGGATTATATGCAACGGTTAATTTATCTTCCGTTACGGCGTCTAGGATATTTGCCATTTAGGGGCCTCTTTCTGTTTGTTGGTTTAGTTTAATTATACTACTGGCCACTGACATTTGTCAAGGACCCTTACGGGAGGCAGTTTTGGCTCTTGCCTAGGAGGTCTGCTTCTTTAGGGCTGCAGAACCCTTGCTCTATAGTATTTCTATGATCGCCCTAATCAGCCTGGCGAATTGAGGTGTTGGTGTTTGCTTTTATATCAGCCTTATCCAACTTTTGCGGTAGTTGATAAATCTACCTTTCAACTCCCCCAACTTTATTTAGTTGTCTTTACCATAGCAAAACGCTTTGAGCCATTTGATAGTGTAAGACCTACACGAGTTACTGTGTTGTTAATTGGAGAGAATGAGTTAATACGCCCAGTTACTCCAGCCGTGCTTGTTGTGAATAAATCACCTAATTGGTATGTGTATCCTTGTAGTGTCATTTTGTTTTCCTTTGTTTGTGGTGGTTGGTTGAGCAGTTTTAGTAGTCTTGCTCAGGACTAAGTTACTATCTAACTGGCTTGTTAGAGATAACGAGCAACCGCTTGATAAGTTGATGTGGAAACTGTTTCCTCATCTGTCATCTTGAGAATACGAATTGCGTTTGAGATTTCCTCTTTCATCTCCTTGTAAGTGTGATTATGAATTGTATCAAAATCCTTTACAGGTTCAGCAGGAAACTCTGTTTCGCTACCTACAATGTCAAAATCAACATTGAGTGTCTTGTTCCAAGAACGATAGTTTGTTCTGATGTTCTCAGCCTTTGAGAAGTGAGCGATAGCGTAGTCTGCTAACTCTTTCTGCCATTTCTTGTAAGCAATTTGATACTTTGCTTCGTTGGCTTCTTGTGATGTGTAATCAAGTTCTAATTTATTTAGAGCCTGTTCTAGTGATGTGATGATACGCTGTGTAGGTATCTTTACTGAGATTGCTTTTCCTCTTGCCATTTGTTTTTTCTCTTTTCTTTTGGGTTATTTATAGTATAGGGGGTTGGTCTGACATTTCCCCCGTAGGGGGGAGAGTTCTTACTTACGACATTGGACTAGATACTCTCCTAAACTGTCCCTGTTTCGTTATCTTATTTTACTTAGATGTCCAAGTTGTGTAACGGGGCTTTCCTTCTACATTGAGTTTCACACGGACATTACCATTGGCTTGTGGTGTGATTTCCTCAATGATACCTGTTACCTTTGACTTCTGTGTTGTGTAGGTATCTCCTACTTTGTAAGTTGCTGTTGCTACTGACATTGTGTTTCCTTTTCTCTTAGTGGTTTATTTCTTTACTGTATAAGTGTAACATTTCCTACTGACATTATCAAGTTATTTCTGAGATTTCTCACATTTTGAGACGCTCAGGGGTGTGATTTATGCCACATTAGTGCCCTAGCCCTGCCAATAAGACTAGTAGTATTAGTAGTGTTAGAATTGCTATTGTCATTTTGCCTCACTTTTTGCTAGACGAGAATACTATGTCTGCTTTAGAGTATACACATAAACTACAAGAAACGCAAGCGCTTCCATTAGTTGAGATTAGGGGAATAGCCTTTTTATTCTCAGGACACTTTGCCCCTACTTTGCCTATCATTGCTTTCATGTCTGCTTGCCCTGTTGCGAAATTCTTAGCAAGGTATGCAAGACGAATGCCGTGATCATTTTTAAGGCTAACACCAGTTTTTACATTTTCACTATCTGTGGAATAGTATAGGGAGAGATTATCTATATCCTTTAGAATTAGTGCTGCACTTTCAACACGGGTATAAACCCAGAATTGAATATCTATATTATTAAGAATGATAGTCTTCCATGCATTAGTGTAAGTATCATTAAAGAAATCTCCATCCCAGTGAATACGGAATAGGAGAGGTGCTTTTCTTTTTTCACAATCTTTTTTGAAATCAGCAATCATATCTGTTAGTAACGCTTCCATGGTATTTTGGTCTGCGTCTTTTAGTAACTCCCAGTTATGTAGTAAATTCTTTTTTACTGTTGGGAATAGTTTTTCGAGTTTTCCTGCGTAGCAGACGCTAGCGCATATAGTGGTCTCACCAGGGCACGAGTAAGTTTTTCCACTAGGTAATCCGAAAGTGTTAGCGATGGTGGCTGTTTTTCCATTTGGGGATACGGCATTAGTTACTTTCCTATCTTTGCTTCTAAGCAATTTAGTCATTGGGGGTCTCTCTTTCTTTCTTTAATTCTAGCATTAAGGACTGACATTTCTTTCTGTCATATTTCTTTTTATTGGGAATTGCAGAGGCAGCATTAGACCTACGTAATTCCATTAGGATACGTAAGGCTTCAGTGGATTTTCTCTGTTTCATATAATAAGATTACCAGACTTAATCAAAAATGTCAAATCGACACGCCCGAACGGGGCGCCCCTTTTTTATTCCTCTTCTACAAAAACAAAAAGTTTTATTTTAGAATCAAACGGAATTTCAATAACATCTTTTTCACTAAATTCATTTTCATAACTAATAAAGTATTTATCACCAAAAGGATCTGACTCTAAATCAATTACTGTAACAATACCATCTTCAATTTCAATTAAATCATCAGGCATTAATTGATCTGGTGTTAAGTTATCAGCATGAACAAGTTCCATGTTTTTTATTGTAGCATTCATTTATTAACCTTCGATCTCCGCTAACAATTCCCAAAGAATTGGCTCTAATGAAAGAGCCGTTTCATCTAGTTTTTCTTGTAATGTTTTCATTCAAGCCCTAACCATTCTTCAAATCCTGCATCTTCATCAGAATCTTCAACTGGCTGGATAAACCATTCCAAGTGGTGTTGCTCAACTATTGCGTGTGCTGGTGCGTGGCTCATGCCTTTATAGAATACGCCTTCTGGCATAGCAATAAATCGGTCAAAGTCTTCATCATAGTATGCGTCAATAGCATCTATGCAAGGCTGAACCATAGATAATGGCACTGGTGGATAGTGATTACCTTGCAAGTGATATGCCAATTGCTTTTCTAAATCTAATTCAGTTTCTGCTAATCCAATTGCAGTTACGCTTCCCATATTATTTTCCCCCTACTTTTCCACTACGATAAAATATCTTAGTATGCATTTTGCCACTAGGCTCTGAAAGATTATAGGTTGCAAACTCATCTGCAAATCCCCAATCAACAATTTTATTCCATTCTTCAACGGCAGTTAGTGCGTCAGGATAACGACCAACAAAATATGGCGTTGTTTCATTATCATATGTTGCAGTTATAGCAAACTCATAGTCCATTATGCATTCTCCTTAGTATATTCATTCATTTCGTTTTTAGAATACCATTCAATATATTCCTGAGCAAGTCCTTGCCCTTTTTCACAATCAGGGCAAAAATCATTTATGAAATTGTCGTTATCAAAATTAGTAAAGACAACTCCTTCATCGTAGCAAGTATAGCAATTGCCAATTGCGTCAAATAAGTTTCCCATTATTATTCACCAACCTTAACTGCGATAGTCGCATATTTATTTTTAATACTGCCTTTATAGTTTATTCCAATTAGATATGCTTCAGTATTTTCTCCATACCAAATTCCATCTCTCTTTTCAGCAGAAATAATTTCTCCCTCAAAGTGTCGTGTTCGTGAGCGATAAGTCTTGCCAATTAACAAGTCCTCTATTGTGTATAGTTTAGTAGCCATTATGGGCAACCTCTTTCTTTTTTGTTGATATAAATATCTTACCATTTTAGGCTGACAATTCCTAATCGACACGCCGTAAATAATTAAATATTTATTTTTTCTTACTACGTAAGTCTATCTTATTAGACAAAAAATCTCAAGTTACTTTCGAGTAGTCTTAAAGAGTGAGACGCTCAAGCGTTGTGATAAACCTCACAAGTTCCAGAGGTTGTGGATAACTTTCTTAAACTGTGGACGACACGCCCGAACGGGGCGCCCAAAAATTGGGAGCAGTTTTAGATCTTGCTCAGGATTTTTTATTTAGACTAATTCAGATTCTAAATTTTTATAGCAAGCCTCTTCAAATTTATTTGGTGAGAATCTTGGATTATCTGCAAAAAACATATCACAAAAATCACCAACTAAATCCTCAAAAATAATTTGAGGAATTTCGTTTGAATAAGTAGCAAGAATTTCAGCAGTAGACACATAGTCTTTACGGGTCATCATTAGTTAGCAACCTTTACAACAGCATAACTATTGTTCTCGTTTATCTTTTCAAAAACATTAAGTTCATTTAGCGCTCCAACAAAAGTCGTACGCAATAGCATTTCCATTTGAAGTTCGCTAAGATTTAAAAAAGCGTGTAGCAAGTGCTCAGGCATTTTATTCTCATCAATTTCAGTTACAAGGTTTATTGAGTGGTTTAGTGTTATCATTTATTTTATTTCCTATTCTTTTTCTGTTTGGTTAAATTGTTTTACTTCTTGGCAATCGCAAGTTTCTACATCATAGTCTTGGTCATTACCAAAAAAGATAAGACCAACACCATCACACTCATCACAAGGAATTGTCATTACTGAGTTTATCATTTACTCACCAACGACTTTCCTCGTAGCACTCCACGAACACCTAGAACATCACACGACACTTTGACACTAATGCCAACTGGTAATTGTTCAGCGTAAGTATTTACGAATTGAGCAACGGCTCCCTTTGAGGGAAGGGCAACGGTTTTTACTAAACCGCTAAAAGTTTCTATTTTCATAGTATAAGTCATTTTGACTTCCTTTCTTTATTTGATAGGACTATCCTATCACTAAGCACTGACATTTTGGCTACTTATTCGCTAATGCTCATTGTGATATTCATCACACTTATTTGATTAGGCTCATTAGCCAATTTGTCCTTATTTAGTTTTTCTTACTCTGTAAGTATAACAGAAAAATATCAAAAAAGCAAATCGACACGCCGTAAATCGGGCAACTATTTCTGTGATCTTAAACACATTGCGACACGCCCGAACGGGGCGCCCGTTTTTTAGAGGGGAAGTCTAAAAAACTTTTTATTTATTTTTTATATAAATAATTCCAAGCATTGCGACAAATTAAAATTGATTTACAATTATCACAACACACAACGCCATCAGGATTAGCGTCTAAGTCATAGACATCAACTGACGCAGTAGCGTTTCCACATACTGATTTTACATCTACAAAAGTGCTCATTTTATTAACTCCATTTCTTTTAACATTTTAGCATTTCCATCTCTATCTGATTTTAGATAAAGTTCGCAAGAATTACATTGCCACTCATAGCGAATTGTTTTACCCGTTCCAAGAGTAGCCACGCACATATGAGTCATTTTTTCTGAACATATAGGGCAGTAACAAGAAACTTCTTGTCCTAGCCCACCAATTTTAATTGTCATTTATTATTTCCCCAACCATTTAAGTTTTTGAATTCTGAATATGGCAATTCAATAGTTATTAAATTACCTTTTACGGCATTAGCACTACGACTAATTCCATATTTCTGAAGTGTAACTGAAACCATTTCAGTTTCGTCATTTAGCGAAATAATTTCCACAACTTTGTGGTTAATATATTTTGAAGGTGGCAAAAAGAATTTATCTTTAGCCAATTTATTAGCGAGTGATATGCTCATTATAAACACACCACGCATTCGCATTTAGGATTTTCGCTAATTAAAACTTTTAGCAAAACTTTGCGTTGATAAACGCTAAGACCATAAGTAGATTTACATCCACCATTATTCCAATCGTGTAAAATACGATTTTCAAGAACACCAGAAATTCCTAGTGCTAAACCAATATTGGTTTTATTTTTTAATGAAGTCATTTTTAACTTCCTTTCTTTAGTGGATTTCTTTACCACTTACTTTCTAATAATACTATTATCCCATAAAAACCTCAAAATATCAAGTTACTTTCCAGTAATTCCAAATAATGAGACGCTCAGAGAGTGTGTTCTTTATCACATAAGAAGCGACACGCCCGACCACGGGCGCCCCTAAAATTGCAGTTTATTATTCTGCAACTTTAGTTTTTATTTATTTGAAATCTTTAAAAATTAATTCAACAATTTTTAAATTATCTTCATTGATCAATTCAATTTCAATTGCATCTGCAAATCCAAAAATATCTTTAGTCATTACAATGCACCTTCCTGAAATAAACCAATTTCTAAGTCAAGCAATTCTGACGGGGTAGCCTCAGATAAATCTACCCAACCAGCACCTTGTTCATCAAGGCGAAAAATTTCTACATAACCCATTATGCTAACCAACTTTCTTGAGTGTATGATAACCACTCACCAAGAGTCATCAGACCCTTGTATTCATTACAAGATACGCAGAAATTTTCTGAGCAATAATCAGAACAGAACACGCAGACGATTTGATTAGCCTCGTCAGCGGTAACATTTGAGAGTGTTATCTCTTTTATTAGTGTAGTCATTTTATGACCTACCTTTCTTGTTGAGAACCTTTCTCAACCTTCTATACCTAGAAGTCTATCACCTACCACTGACATTTTCTCGGCGTGTCGTGGGATTCCAAGATGAACAACAGATGAACAACAATCCACAGGTTATCCACAGCACCCGCCCTGTGTGGGCTAAATCACATTAAATATACGGCGTGTCGTCTTGACTTTTAGGCTTATCTATGTTATACTTACAGTATCAAAAATTAAATAAAGATAGATAGTGCTAATGAGCCTACCAAATAAGTCGAACAGATGTTCGAATGAGCGTAGCAATTAAGTGGCCTATCTCACACCTAGCCTACGGCGTGTCGAGTTGACTTTTCGGGGATAGTGTGATAGTATTCTACTATAAGAAAAATTAAATAAGGATAAATCCTAGTGAGCCTCTAGCAATAGAGCAAATAACCTAGGTCAAGGAAAAGATAACACAAGGTTATCGCATTAAAAGAAAGGTTCACTAATATGAACACTATATATAACGAAATAAAAGAAGAGTTTGGTGCTAGTGCTACTAGTGCTTATTACTCAGAGCCTATGCTTACAATTAAGCAGGCTGCTTATCTAAACGCTAAGTATCCACCTCTAGCGTCAGAGGGTAGAAATATTACCCTAAATCCGTTAGCAGTTAAAATCGCTAGACGCTATCTATCACTAAAGAAAGGTCAATAACTAATGACACTAGATGAATACAAGGCTCTAATAGAAGAGCAACGCAAGGCTAGCCTAGCAAACGCTATCGCTACACTAACTAAGGCTAACGCCACACTAACTAACACTTTTAATTTAGAGGAGAATAACTAATGACAATCACTTACTCACTATGGCAGGGTAGCAATCTACTCTCAGTAGATAACAAGGCTAATAGCGCAGAGGATATCCTTAGCGTTATGGCAGAACTAGAAAAACTAGGTAAGGGCTTTACCTATAACGTTAGAGGGATATCTACTAATGACACTAAATAGATTACTAACTACAATCGTGCAATTAATTATGCTAGGTGTTACGATTAAGTTATTTAGAATGATGATCCAAGACATTAAGCAAAATGGCTTTTAACTAACTAAATAAACATTAAAGGTAGTGGGCTTGTGTGCTCACTATTTTTTTTGGTTTTTATTTACGAATATGTGTATCATACATTTAGTAAAAATATTCAGATTTTGTCAAAATGAAAATTTTTTCAGAAAGTGCTATAATAAGATAAAGGGGGTAAAATGGCAAAACTAATTAAATTTACAGCACAGGATCCTTATTTTTTTGAGGTATGTCCAAAACCAATTCCAGCATCACAAGCAGTTCCTCAATGGTGGAAAGATGCTCCCCCATATATGATAACTGAAAATAATCCAACTGGAACTAAATTAAATTTAAATGGCATGAGTCGTCAAGCATCATTTAAAAAATGTACACCAATGCTAGACTCAATTACTTCTGGCTACGTATTTCCATTATGGGCAGATGTTTTAGTAACACAAACCGATCAAGGGCCTTCTTTAACCTGGCGAGTAAGTAAATCTGTTTTTTCATTACATACAAAAGGTGGAAAAATGCCAACATTTCCAGGTTATCATGAGCAACCATTTAAATATAATAATGCTTGGATACCTAAGTTGCCAAAAGGTTATTCTGCATATATAACACCTGTAGCAGGTAATCCAGATGCTATTTTTCATCCAATTACTGGCATTATAGATTATGATAAATCAATTCATCAACTATCTGTGCCTGGTTATATTAAAGAAGGTTTTGAAGGTATTATTGAAAAAGGAACCCCAATGTTTCAATTAACTCCATTTAAAAGAGAAAATTGGGTATCTGAGTTTGATCATTATACAGATTTTCATACATATTCTGCAATTGAAGATCGTGAAGTATTGGCAACTATTATTAATAATTATATAAAAAATGTTTGGCATAAAAAGAGTTATAAATGATTAATAAAAATGAAATAGTTCCTGATAATACTATTGTTATTATAAAAGAATCAGACGAAATATCAAATGAAAGAATAAAAAATATATTTTGTCCAATAGATAAAAAAAGAGATTGGTTTACACCACATTTTTATAGATGTTTGCCATTAGCAATTGGAAATATATATGGTTTTGTTATTAAAAGTGAATATGATATAACTTTAGAATGGGATGGAACAAGTGTAGAAGATTGTGTAAAAATACATACAAATGAAGATACATCAATGCTTCATCCTACTATAGAGAGTCATTTTGGAAGCGGTATAGTAACAATAATTCCTCCCTTTATGTTAAGAACTCCTCCAGGTGTAAACCTTATGACAATAAATCCACCTAATTATATTTTGCCAGGTATTA